CGTCGAGGATCCTCGCGCACTTCTGGCGACAAGCCTTGTCGGCGGTCTGGCAGGCGCGCGTGGCGCAGCCGGATTACAGCGCGGCGTCGAGTCCGCGACAGCGGCGGGGCAGCGCGGGCTCATGGGTTTGGTCGGCAAGCCCCCGACAACCGAAGCGCTCGGGCAGCGCGCTTCTGAGTCTTTTGAGCGTGCTACTTCTATGGGCGTGCAGTATGACCCGCAGGCATATCAGTCATTCGCGGGCGGTCTGGAATCTAGTCTGAAGGGATACGATCCTGACTTCAGCAAGTTCGCCGATGTTAAAGTTGCCATTAACAAGCTGAAAGATCTCGACAGCCAGCCGCTGACGATTGAGCGGTTGCATAACGCGCGGCAGATGCTGGGCGTCTTGCGTAGCGATAACGAAAAAGACGTGCGCCGAATGGCCGGCATTCTGACGGATCGTTTGGATAATTTCATTACGGATAGCAAAAACGCTATTGGGGCCAATTCACAAGAGGCCGCCGACGCGCTCATGTCCGGTATCCGTGACTACCGCATGATGTCGAAAAGTTCGGAGATTGAACGGCTTATCGACCGCGCCAATCTGTCGGGCGGATCCGCCGAAAACATCGAGTCTCAGTTCCGTTCGTTGGCCAAGAACGAAGGCCGTATGCGCAAGTTCACGCCTAATGAACAGACGATGATTCGACGCATCGCCAAAGGCGAAGAGGGCTCATCGCTCGCCAATCTCGCCAGCATGGTCTCTCCGACGCGCAGCCCGACTATGCTCGCCTCGCAGGCGCTTGTCGGCGGGTATGGCTTGTCGAGCGACGATCCCTACGCAGTCTTTGGTGCGGGCGGGGCGGCGTTGGCCGGCGCGGGCGGTAGAGCTGTCCGTAACGCTCTGGCGCGCCGGGCAGCGGCTAACGTCGCGGCTATGACGCGCGGCGCGCCGACAGCCGTTCCTTTCTCAGTTGAATTTGCGCCGCTGGCCGCTCCTATTGCGACACAGGGCGTCAACGCGATGGCGAGGCGATGACGAGCGAAACACAGATCTTCTTTGACGTGGCCGTGGCCGTCATCGGCGCGCTGGGCGGATGGATCCTGAACACGGTCTGGACGGCCGTGAAGGAACTCCAGAAAGCCGACAAGGAGCTGGCCGAAAAGGTCGGCGAGATCGAGGTGCTGGTCGCCGGGCGCTACGTCACCCGCGACGAGTTTAACAGCACGCTCTCACAGGTGTTCGCCAAGCTCGACACGATCCGCGACATGATCGCCAAAAAGGCTGACCGATGAATCTGGCCGTCTTTTTCGACGAGGTCCGCAACAGCCTGTTCGGTGGCAGGCTGACGCAGGATCAGGTCGTCGGGATGGAGAACATTATCAACTACCGCGACGACAACTATCGCGGCGTCACTGACGACCAGCTCGCCTATATGCTCGCCACGGTCAAGTGGGAGACGGCGCACACGATGCAGCCGATCAAGGAGTATGGCTCGCAGGCGTATCTGCGGTCCAAGCCCTACTTCCCCTACTACGGGCGCGGGCTTGTCCAGCTTACGTGGAAGACCAATTACGAGCGCTACAAGATCGCGAACACGCCCGAGAAGGCGCTGGAGTGGCCTACATCGTTGTTCGTGATGTTCGACGGCATGACCAAGGGTATTTTTACCGGCAAGAAATTATCCGATTATATTGCAGACGGCCGACGCGATTACGTGAACGCACGCCGTATCATCAACGGCACCGACCGCGCCAAAGAGATCGCGGCCATAGCGGACGATTATCGCGACGCTATCATCAAGGCTCAAGACGCCGTTGAGCCGCCCTCTCCCCCTGACGATCTGCAAGCCCGTTTCGACGCCATGCTCATTGTGGCTCTCCAGACCAATTCACAAGTTCAGGATTTGGTTCGACGACTATGCCAGACCCCCGAATCCTGACCCTGCTATACGTCACAGCGGTGGCGGCGACCGTGGGAATGATAGGCAAACTAGCTATCCAGATCGGGTGGCATTACCGAGGAGTAATGTAATGATTCACAGCCCCTACACCACCATCTCGGGCGTTCTCGCGCTCGCGACCGTCCTGTGGCACGCATGGCAGACGAAGACGGTCAACTGGGAAGATCTCCAGAACGCTCTGGTCGGACTCGGCCTTATCGCCGCCAAGGACTGGAACGTGACCGGCGGCACCAAGCACGATTGAAAGAGACAGGCTGAAATTGCCAAACCCAAAACTACAGAAGAAACTGCTGCTGATCTTGACGCTGGTCGGTTCTAGCGGCTGTCAGTCAACGAGCGGGGGTTGCCCTCCGCTCGTAAATTATACCGTCGATCAGCAGTTACGCGCCGCGCGGGAACTGCGGAGCCTCCCGAAAGGAAGTCAGCTCGCTCAGTTTGTCACTGACTACGGGAAGTTTCGCAGCGCGTGCCGGCTTTGACGCCTTGGCGGGCTTGCGGTCGGCCTTCTTCTGATAGGCAATCGCTTCCGATCCCTGCTTCGACATGATGTAGTCCTCGGCGAAGGTCGCCGCGAACATCTCGTAATTCATCGCGTCAACATGGCTGTCGAGGTGATTCGGCGACGCAAACGCACGCGCATTCTTGACGCACGCCATGATGACGGCGATCTCGTAAGGATGGAAGTCGCGCCCGAGGCGCAGACTGGCGAGATCCGAGATCAACTGGAAGTTGTCTTCGATTCCGCCGTAGTTAGCGCCGCGCTCGGCGATTACGTCCCCGGCCAGCTTTAGAAGTTCGTGCGGTGTCATCTATTTCTCTCATCAATTCGGCCCGTTCACGCAACATCCGCAGCGTCGTAAAACGCTGGTGCAGACGTATGATGAATGTAGACCGCCGAGCGTTACGGCGCTCGTCCTCCAAGAGGTCCAATACCTCTCGTTCCGTCAGGCTGGTCAGCACGTTCTGGAGTTCCGGCCAATTCACTTCAGTTCCTCCAAGGCGATCTCAGCCAATGTTCGCTTGTCTTTTAGACTTTCGAATATCCGCTCGTCAATAGTTTTATTACAGAGGATGACGTAACACCACACGTCGCGCGTCTGGCCGCTGCGGTGCAGCCGGCCGATGGTCTGCTCATAAAGCTCCAGCGACCACGGCAGCGACAGGAAGACGATCTTGTTGCCGCCAAATTGCAGGTTGAGCCCATGTCCGGCGCTCTTGGGGTGGATTGCCAGCAGTTGGATCTTACCGGCGTTCCAGTTATCCACAGCGTTGTCTTCGTCGATGGTGGTCAGCTTATAGCGGCGCTTCAGCTCGGCCAGCTCTTCCTTGTAATTGTAGACGACGATGGTATTGGCGTGCTGGTTCTCTTCGAGAATGTCATCGAGCATGTCGAACTTGTGCCCCGACAACCATTCAGGCCCAGCCTCGCCGTAGACAAACCCGCCCGCGAGCTGCTGTAGTTTCTGCGTCACGACGGCCGCCGTCGGCGCTGTGATCGTCTGGCCCAGCTCCAGCACGAACTCGCGTTTCATTGTGTTGTAAGGCCCCATGTCCATGTCGCAGCGCATCTCGACGACATGGAGCGGCGGTAGCTTGTCCTTATACTCGCCCGGCTCCAGCACATAGGTCGCCGGCTTGATCGTCTCCATGACCTTCGGCAGCGCGTCGGGCAGCGGCTCCCACTGGCCATACTCGCGGTTTATGCAGTAAAAATACTGTTGCAGGAACGCGCCCTTGCTGCGGCCGAGCAACGACTGATCGACAACCTTGCACTGGCCGAACACATCCTCGAGACCGTTCGACGTGAAGGATCCGGTTAACCCCCAGCGGATCTGAAACTGATCAAGGATCTTTAGCAGAAATTTGAACCGCTTGCCGGACGGGTTCTTCAGCCGCGTCAGCTCGTCAAAGACGATACCGTCGAAATGCGTCGGGTCTATCGAAGGAATGTTATCGTAGTTGGTAACGACGATGTCTGCGTCCGATTCGAACGCAGCCTTGCGTTGTGCCGGCGTGCCGACTGCAACCGCCAGTTTCAGATGATCGGCCCATTTCTTGACCTCGACCGGCCAGACGGACAGGCAGACGCGCTTGGGCGCAAGCACAAGCCAGCGGTCACAGTGTCCGCGCGCGGTCATGTCCGACATGGCCGTGAGCGTGATTGCTGTTTTTCCTGCACCAACCGGCGCGAGGATCATGGCTCTGTCGTGGGCGAAGAGGAAGTCGGCGGCTTCGTGTTGATACGGTCGTAAGTCCATCTGTCCACAGCTTCTATGGAATTAAGACACGCGTAGTTCTGATTAAGCCTGCGCATGTCGCTTGCGAATATTTTCTGCAACGCGGACAGACGCCCGCGCTCCGTTTTCAGTTCGATGAACCACGCCTCGCCGTTTGGCAACACGACGATACGGTCGCTAACGCCGCGGTTTGACAGGCTGTTGAATTTATATGCTATTCCGCCAAGCGCCTTAACAGACTTGACGAAGTAGGCTTCGATTTCTTTCTCCAGCATAAAAATATTTGTTGCACAACTCCGCAAACCTGTCTAGGGTCGGCTGCAAGAAAGGTAAGGTAATGACACACAGCGCTATCGTCGGCGGATCCTCCGCTAAACGTCTCATCAACTGCCCCGGTTCACGGGCGCTCGTTGACAAAGTCCCGCCCAGCCCGTCCAGCGCATACGCCGAAGAAGGCACGCGTTTGCACAACGCGATGCACGCGATCCTGTCGCTGGACATGAAGGTGGACGACTTTGACAATAACGAGAAACTGAAGTTTGCTCTCGACGCGTTAAACGAAATTGACCCTAATCGTGAGCTGGAGTTCCAGACCGAGCTTACGGTGCATTTCGGAGGATTCCTTGCCGGTGTATTCGGATCAGTTGACCTCATTGGCCGAATTGGCCGCCGTGCAGTGGTTCTTG